ATAATTGGGTATCTATAGGTCATGGAGGTAGTATAATGACAGATACAACAAAATTCAAGTCGGTTGGTTTAGATGTTAAAAGTTATGAAAAGTTAAATAAAATATGTGATCATCAAAGAAGAAATATAAGACAACAGCTCGGTCTTCTAATAGATAAAGAGTTTGATAAAGAAGAATATAGCAAATATAAAAGTAAAGTTACTAGTCTAGGATTAGGTGCTATCAACAGCATTCATACGAGAGATTAAACGATCAGCGCGTTTAGTTACTTGCTTGTGCCATTTTGAGTCTTCCATTTGGATTGCACACTCTTTCCAGTTCCTTTCAGCCACAGCTTTACATAGCTTCCTGAATTTGGATAGACGAGGTCTGCCGAGATTGAACATCATATTTGCCAGAATTTGCTGTACTTCTTCTGGTAAATCCTGAAAGTTACCGAATAATTGTTCGCATTCATCAATCGTTATCTGGATGTCTTTGTCAAATAATTCATTGACTCTTTCTTCTGATACTGGTGTGCCAACTGGCTTACCATACTCTTCATCCCACTCGTTTATGAGGTGACCAATTCCTAGCGTGGGTAGGTTAAGATGGTCTAAATAAATGGAATTGACACAGCCCTCATCAACTTTGAGGGTGTCTCTTAACTGTTCTACGTTCATTGTGTTCCTCCTCTTCTCTGTGCTATGGCAATGTCAGTAGGATTTAATCCTAATGAAAAAGCATTAGCTGGATTCGTAACATCAATATTTCCTAATGTTGTGCCAGATACTGGCTCTGGTATCTTTAATTGACTCAAAGGTACATTAGGTCTAGTTGGTTGTAAGAATGTAGATAGATTGCCAGTCTTTAAATCTTCAGCCTTTATGTCTGGCAACTTAACATTTAAACCTTGACTCTCAAGAAATGATTGAGCTTGACTCTCTGCTTCATCAACAACATTTTGTATTGTTTGTCCTGTTCCGATGCTAAGAGCTTTACCTATAATAGATCCTAAACTCTTTGCTCTATCAGCAGGTTTCTGAAATTGTTTTAGAGTCACACCATTATATTGTTTGAGTATGTCATCATAATATCCATTAGACAGAAGTCTATTACCTAAAATGCTGAATTTTACAAGTTTACCTACGTTTTGGAATGGAGAAGCGGCTATATTAGCGGCAACAAGATCACCACCTTCAGCAGTTCTGGCATTAAATTTAAGTATCTGACCAAATTTTTTCATATTGTTACCGACTTCTTTGCCAAAAACTGTAACAAGTTTGTTGTCTTTGGAAGCGGCTAACAGTCTGTCGGCAAAAGCATTTAAAGATTTACCATCAGTCATTATAGATTCACCAAAATCATCTATAATACTATTGATGTAATAACTTTGAATTTTATTTAAGGCTTGCTGACCATTTTGACCTTGTTTTTTAAAATATTCTATAACTGGTTTAATCTGTGAGTTTTTGGTTGTTTTTTGTACAAGAAAACGAGCTGCTTCAACTGGATCTAAATCACCAGTATCATCTGCTAATTTTTTTAATATGACATTTTTTTGGTTAGCGGCTAGTCTTTTTTGTGTGGTTGCTAATGCTTCAAGTTTTCTTAACAATGAAGTGTTAGATCTTGTGTCACCCTTAATATTTCTAAACTGTCGAAGCACTTGATCAGACTCAAGACCTGTAATTTTCACAGATCCTATCTCGTCTGCTAATTTAAGTATCTGATCTGTTTCTGCTCCGAACAATTCTTTTGCAGTAGTTCCTAAATTTTTGATAGATTGTGCAAATTTTTCAGAATTAAAATTTTTTACATTTGTAAAATTACTTATTCCAGATTTTTTAAGAGCTTCCTCTAAGGTATGATTGGCGGCTCTTGCAACAAATTCATCAGCTAATTGCGCTCCACCACCATATTCTGTAATAAATTGTCTTGCACGTTGTATAAAATTTGGATTGTTGTTCTTTACAATATTTTCGTAAATGTCAATATTTTGTGGAACATCATCAACTATATTACCTGGTTGAGATTTATAAGCCTCTAAATTTTTAATTGTTTTTGAAGCATTTAAATCTTCAATAAGTTTTCTTCCTAGGAAAAATTGTGTTTGTGCTTTTTTTATTGCCTTACCAGCATTTTTGAATTTTTGAGCGTCGGCAGGAGACAATGATTCTCTTGCTATTATTTCTCTAAATGTTGCACTGTTTTCATCACCCATTTCTTTAAAAATTTTGTCAACTTGATCAAGTAATCCATCACCATCTTTTGTAACAAGTTCTCCACGAACTGTTTTAGATTGAGGTGGTAATTCCATTCTTATATCACTTAATGTTTTTCTTAAATTGTACATTTGATTAAAAGAAGCATTTTTGTTAAACGCTGCTCCTCCAACATTTTCAAAGGCAGCGATGATTTGCCCTATCCTTTTTCCATCCTTTGTGCCAGCGGCTATTCCAGATCCATAATCTCTTTTTAGTCTTTTAATCGTGTCTTTAAATCTACCAGTAGTTATAAAAGCATCACCACCTAAACTTGAATTTCTTAACACTTTATCAACTGCTGCAAATTTACCTGAAATCATTTCATCAAAATTGACTGATGCATCTTTAATTATTTCAAATAAATCATCTTCTACATTTGAGTTTCTAACTCCAGCTTGTTTGAAGGCATTTACAGAATCTTCTAAATGTTTCACAACAACATTTGTTAATGTTTCTTCATTATTTAAAAGCTTAGTGTTATTCTCAACCATTCCATCTTTAAGTATTTGACCTACGTCTGCATCAATTACGTCATCTGTAACACCATATTTATTTTTATAAGCATCAAGTAATGTTTTAATTTGATCATTGTTGTTTTTTAGTCGATCAGATGTTTTAAATATTTTTTCACCGATTGCTTGTATTCTAGCTACAAGAGATGGTGCTTTAATTGCTGATAGAGTTGGTCTAACACCAAATCCACCACGAACAACTGTCCCGTCTGGTTTTGTTACAACACGACTTGTTGCAGCTATTTGTTCATCAGCAGTCAATTTTGCAAAATCTTTTGGTTTAATTACATTACCAGCTTCATCAATCGGCTCTGATATAGATTGTCCTGCTGTGGTTGCTTCTTTAGAGGTTAGTCCTTTGCCAGGTGTTACTCCTCTTCTTGCAAATCTAAAAGCAGCTACTGCTCCACCAAGCAAACCTTCACCTACAAATCCGTAAGCAAATTCTCTACCTATGTCTTTAGCTATTTCTTCTCCTGACTGTTTTGAAACACCTGCTAATGCTTCAACACCTTCTTCAATAGCTTGTCCAGAACCAGCTCCTAATCCAGCACCGATGGCTGCACCTAAAACAGGTATTGGAATTGCTATTTGACCAGCTATAGCTCCACCTATACCAGCTATAAGTTCTGGTGCTAATCCAGATAAATCTGAGAAATCGTAACGACTAAATCCTTCTTCATCTATAAGTATGTTTTTATCTGTCTCTTGTCCAAACTTTGAAGCTCCAGTTGGAGTTAAGGCTAATCTACCTCGGTTATCTCTAGTAAAATCATCATCTGACAAATCAAACTTTCTTAATATAGCCTCTTCTTCTTCTTTTGTTTCAGCTACTCCGAGTGCAGCTCTCAGTGCATTGTTCTTAATTCCTGTTTCGACATCGAACAATTGTTTGTTCTTTTCTGGTGATGGTTCAGTTGTTTGTGCTGCTACTTCTTCAGCTTTTTTTGATTCAGCAAGTTTCTGTTGCACTATTTGATTGATAGCAGCCTGTTCTTCTTCGGTAGGCTCATTACCTGCAATCTCAAAATTAAAGCTTTCATTAGGTAAATTTATTTTTATCTTTGCCATTATTTAACCAATGTATAAGTTAGTGTTCCATCGTCAGCAGTTGACACATTAAACTTAGGACCTGATCCACCAAATTGTTCGACAGTCCCTGACTTAAGTTCTTTCTGCGCTCTATCAAATTGATCGTCAGTTAAATAACTATTTCTATCTTTAAAGCCAGTAAGTGTATTTGTGATTTGATCTTGTGTCTTAGCAAATATCTGATCGATTTCGTTTATTCTTTGTAATGCTAATTGTGGGTTTGTAAATAAATCTATTTTACCTAAAGCTTCTTCGAGTCTTTGTACGTCTTGATTTGATATACCATTACCAGTTTCTTGTGTTAAAAACTTCTTATATTCATTTATTAAAGTTCTGTTTAAAACTTGTATCATATCAGCTCTTGATACACCTTCAACAAGTTCTGCCTTTCCATCTTTACCGACTGTAACTAATTTACCGAACAATTGTTTTGGATCAAGACCAATAGCAACACCAACATTTCTTATTTTGTCAAAGACTTGATCTGCTAATGGAGATCCAGTTTCAGAACCTAAATCTTGTACCAAACCACCAATACTGCTTAAAGTATTTCTTGCCCTTGTTATATTGCCATAAGCATCTTTGAATCTTCTAATATCATCAGGTGCTTGTGTATAAACAAGAGGATTACCAACACTTGAATCTTTTCTTAAAGCTTTAAATACTTTTAATTGATTTTGTCCATCTATTGGTTGAAATCCTTGATTCTTTGTTATCTCAGACAGTTTTTCTTGTCCTTTTTGATATGCTAATAATTTTTTCTCAGTAAATTCTAATTCTTTTAATTCAACAGCATTCAAATGTTTAGCCGCTGCTAGTCTTCTAGCTTCAGCTTTACCTCTAAACTCTTTGCCAAGACCTAGTAAAGCTAATCTCTTTTCTTTGTTTAGAGCAGCTAATGCTTTTGTATCAGCCATCTTCTGTCCTAGTGCAAACTTACCAGCAGCTAATTGACCAGCTCTTGCTTTGTCTTTTGCTCTCTCAAAAGCAGGTAATGTTTCTTCTCCTGCTCTACCAACTTCTGTAAGTATTTTGGATAAATCAAAGCCTTTACCAGCTCTGTTTTGCATTAGCTTTAGCCCAAGAGCCATAAGAGCTGATTTATTGTCAGGTTCTCCTGATATATCTATACCAGTTGCCTTTTGAAAATCTGCTTTATATTCATCAATAGTTTTAGGTTGAGCTTTTTTTATTTCATCACTGTATAGCTCTTCTGTTTCTGACATAGTTTCAGTAAATAAATCTTGTAGTGCTTTTTGTTCTTTAGCTAAAGTTGTTTCAGGAGTTGCTTCCTCTTCTGGAGCTTCTGAGCCAGGTTCACCAACATCCCTGTAGTCTATATCTGCATCAGAGCCTGCTGCTATTTCAAATTCATCATCTAATTGTGTTTTTTTATCAGCTCCTAAACCAGATATACCTTGATCAATACCAGCAGATTTGTCACCTAATTGTGCAGGATCAACAGTAGATGCTCCTTCAACATTGCTTAAATTCTTTTTTGCTTGCTCTTCTTCAAATTTTTTAATTCTTTGTTTATTAATTGCATCTTGATTAATAAAATTCTGCACATCATCAGAAAAAGAAGTAGGTCCTAATCCAAGTTGTGATAATTGAGTTTGTCCTTTTTGTGTATCTAAATCTTTACTTAGTATTGCTCTATCTTTTTGAGCTTGTTCCTCTGCTAATTGTTGAGCTAAAGGTTTAACTCCTATTTTTTCAAGTATAGAACCTAATAAACCCATTTGACTTGTAGGGGTAGATTTAACGCCAGGTGAGCTTACAGTTAATCCAGAAGTTAATGTTGGTGTTTTTGCCATATAACTACCCTATGTAGATTTTGAACCACCAAAAGGTGCAATTTGTGACAATGTAGTATAAGCACCAATACCTTGCAAGAATGGATTTGCACCAGGTGTTGTTGCTTGTTGGAACGTAGAAGGTATTGAAGCACTTGGCATACCTTGTAGTAAGTTTTGTCCTAACTGCAATCTAGTGAATGGTTCTTGAGCTGTTTGTAATAAGTTTTGACGTTGTGCATCTAGCTCTGCTTGTGACTGTCCTTGCCTTAATGCACCTAACTGTGATAGTTGTGATATATCTGCTTGACCTAATGCCTGCTGTAATCGTCCTATATCACCCGTAGTGCCTGCTAAAGTACCAAAGGCTTGTCCAAGACCACCAGATAATCTTCCTGCATTCTGTGCCGCTTGCAGAGCTGTTCCAAAGCCACTTGCTAACAACTTAGACAACGTATCTGCCTTGACTTGTTGCAGACCTCTGTCTGCTTCTGCTCTCTGTACACCTTGTCTTGACCCACCAAAAGCACCAGCTCCGACTGCTGCTGCATCTGCTCTTGATCTTTGCAACGCTGCCTGTCTGTCAAGTTCTCTCATAGAAGCATCTATGACTTGTTGTTGAAATGGGTTTTGAAACTGTTGTATAGCTTCAGGTTGTAAAAATTGTAATCCAGATGTTAATGCTTGTTGACCAGCCAGTGATTGATCTCTTGCTCCTTCAACAAATGGTTTAAAAGATCCTACTAAATTTTCTCCAAGAGTGATCGCACGTTCTCTTAGAGGGTCTATACCTGCAATTTGAAACTGAGGTAAATCAAGGGGAGAATCTAAAAGACCTGGCGTGGTTTGATCTTCACCATCAAACTCACCAAATCCAGTTTGCAATAGTCTTTTTTGCAGACCCTCTAAGAATGGGGGTAATCTTTGTATATTTTCTACAGTTTGAACAGCCATTATGCCCTCGCTTCCAATTGATCCATCATGTTATAGGCTCTTTGTATTCCCTTTCGTGAATTGCCATCACCTAATCCTTTTACAGCATCTTTTGTTAAGACGAACTCTCCAGCCATGAGCATTGCAGGGACATCATCTTTTGTACCTGAACCTTCTGAAGGATCTATACCACCTGTTCGTCTTGGAAATCCCATCTCTCCACCTTCTTTTGCAAAAGTAATTCCACCAAGTTTACCACCAGGTCCACCTGTGCCAAAAGGTCTTCTTTCAAAGGATGTCCTTGTATCTTCATCTTCATCACCACCAGATAGCAGTTGAGCTAATAAACCTGCTGTTAAGCCTTCACCTAATGGTGTGTTTAACAAACGAGAAAACAAATTATCACCACCTACACCAGCAGATTTGAGTAATTCTGCACTAAATGTTCTTGGTTTAAATGACTCTGCTATTTTTTTTGTTGCTTGTTCTGTTGGAATTGTTGACTTTGCTGCTCCAACAGTTTGATCACTTCTTGTCATCGCAAAAGGTAATTTTTCTCCACTAGCTTGACTTCCACGAACAATTGTTCCTTCTCCACCAGTGGGAACAACTTGCTCTGCTCCACTAAATTTATCAAAAGCAGCACCACCAACTCCTGCAATCAAGGCATTTCTAAGTGCATCTTTAGTTTTGCCACCTGTCAATTTAGAAGTTAAAGCTCCTGTAACAGCTCTACTTATAAATGGACTAGCACCAAATGTCTGCCCAATGCCAGGTCCTAGAGTCGCTCCTATTAATACTGGTGCAATATTTTTTAATAACTTACCTAAACTCATATTGTTACCTTATCTTATTTAAACAAATTCGTCTATATACCTTTTAAATTCTTGACAATGCACTTGTTGTTACTCTTGTTTTAGATAACTCTTGAATACTAGCCACAACGTGCAACCTATTTGCTGTTGCTGCTTGTACTTTTAATATCTCACCACTTTGTAATATTAGATCTCGTGTAAGCAATTCAACTGTTGTATTTGCTCCCACTGCTTTAACTTTAAATAATACAAATGTATCACTCCCACTTACGAGTGTGACTGTTATTGTGTCAGCATTTCCACTATCTTCAGCAACTAAAATGGAACTTACAACTGCTGCGTTAAAGTCGGCATCACTAGGAACTGTAAACAAAGTTGTTAGATTTGTTGTAGTTAAATCTACCTTTGCATTTGTAATACCTTGAATATATTGAGGAATACTGGTTATTAGCATTAGCGTCTACCATCCTCTCTAACATCAACTCTTGGTGTTCCTAACTTATATTTTGTTCCTAGTGATGTGGAATCAATTCTTAAAGCAAAAGACCTGCCTCGTAAACGATAATCTAACTTTTGTGTAAATTGCTCTACTGGACTAGTTGCAGATCTTTGTGTTGTGTTCTGTGTAGTTTGATTAAAGTTAGCACCAGGATTATTTCTTGATTTCATTGTAAATGACACATCAGGATTAACACTTGTAGATCCGTTAAATGTAATATCAGGTATAACTTGCTTTAACGATACAAACTTGTCACCATCTCCTATGT